TTCGCGAGTGAGATATGTTAATATGTTTTCTAAGTCACAAGCAGAGCTTTTTCAAAAAAAGCCGCCGCATTCCCAGCGTCCGTTTAGCTGTGGTGTCATTTCGACTTTTCATTAAGTTGTTTATACTCCAGCGCCTGAGCGTTCAGCTCCGTAAGGGCGCGGTGTGTATCAAGGGCGAGGACTTCACTCTCTTTGGTAACATCCCCCTTAGTGAGCGCACGGATTTGTGCGTTCATAGCCGCCTCGACATTAAGGGAGGGATTGCCGAGCAGGTTGCCGTCATTAGCGGCGTCGATAGGTTGGAAGAAGTCGGAATACTTTCGGGCGAAGCTGTCTTTGAGCGAAGCAAACCAGTAGAAGATGTTAATGCGCTCGTATGGCTTAAAGGTAATGTCCTTTCCGTAGAGCGTAGAGCCGAGTTGGTCGAGCAGTTCATCATCGTGAGTCTGCATATAACCTTGATAAAGGTTATCACAGATGATGAAAGTTTCAAACGGCACTTCGGAGAAGTCAGCCGGTAGCGCGTGTTGTCGGTTAATCTTCGACAACCTGACGGGCGCGGTCGGAAAGGTAGCGAGCCAGTCGAGATACGGAAGTAACTCGGCGAGGGTTAGAGGTGTAACCTCGAAAATTATTTTACCTCTTTTGAGCAGGTATGAGCCGCTGTTCTGCCGCCCTATTACCTTAGTGCCGCTCCACTGGAGCAAACATAAGGTCTTGATTTCGTCGGTAGCGAAATCATTGGCGAGCAGTTGATAAACGTAGCGAAGCTGTTTATCTGACAGTTCGTGCCAACCTTGCGGCACGATGAAGTTAATTGAGATTGTCTGCATAGGAAATTGCTTTAACGTACTGCGAAAGTACGGTCAAGTGCTTACCTGATAAAAGACAGCAAAGCAGCTCCCGATGTGGGAGCCGCCTGTCGGTTGAGAGGGTCGTTCAATCCTCGTCGCCGTGCAGGTTAATTCCGGCGATGTAGTCGCCACAGTCGGCGAATTTGAGAAGCACTTGCGAGAGTGCGCCTGAGCGAGTCTTGGCAAAGATGTTAGACCACAGGCAGTAAGAGTAATCGAGGAAGTGGACGTAGGCGTAGAACCTCTTTGCACCTTTGGGGCATTTGAGCGAGTAGTCGGTGATGTTGGCGAAGTTGTCCTCTTTGGGTCGTTTGTCAGATTGTATCATATCGAATTGATTTAAGAGTTATGTGCCGTAGCACGTTGGATTTTACGCGCAAATCAGACAATGTGCATAGTAAGCCGAAGTGTCAAGGGTCAGCCGGGAAATACTCTCTGCAAGAGGAAGATTTTCAGAGCGGACTCGTCTTGCCCTTGACAGGCTGACGCATATTGTAACTTTGCAAAGGAAAATCAGTGCTATGTGCCGTAACTCCTATTTGATATGATAGATAAACGACCCTCTACAACGAAGCACACCGACTGCTGAAATGCACGGTGTCAAAAGAAGTAGCCGGAGGCTTTTTTCTCGTTACGGAACACCGGGGGCGCAAACAACTTCGCGGTGTCGGAGTTGTGCCATTCTTCGAAAGATTCGGGATTGAGCCGTATATAGTTCACTATGTCGGCGAGCCTACGGGCGTTGAACGACCCGCTCCGCAGGTAGCCCACGATTTGGGCTTTTATCTGCCGGACAATCTCACTCCGTTTCTCTGTCAGATTTGAGCGCAGGTTCTCCGCGCGAAGTGCTGACATCAACTCAGGCGATAGCCATTCTTCCGAGAGCGATGCTTCGAGGTCTATTAACTGAGGGTGCAACTCCAAGTATTTATCCCAAAGTCGTTCTGTTACCCCCGACAGTGTAACCACATCAAGGGTCGGGAACAGCGAGGCACCGAACCACTGCCCCTGCGGTGTGTCGGTCCAGCCCTCGACGGAGGGCAATACCGGAAGGAGTAAGCCGACCGCTTTATCCCTTTCCATCATCAGACCGCCGACAAGCCTATCGACGCGCATTTTAGATGCCGGAGAAAGGTTTTGTGTTCCGACGGTAGCAAAACCGTTAGGCGTAAGAACAAGGTCGAGTTGCGGAATGGCAAGTCGGTAAGCCTCGACCGCTATAATACCTGCTGCATAAGGAATGCGGTCAAGCATTTCTGCCGGAGCGAAGTGGTGGCAGAACCACGACTGCGCCATTTCGAGGAAAGGGCATAGTTTGTCAAAGAGCGGAACTTCGCCTTTGACCTCCCGAAGCACATTAGGAATATATCGGCGCAAATCAGCGTCGTTATTGATTATCAGTTGCATTGTTGTTTGAGTTAGGAAGTTTAACCTGTTTAGCGTCTTGGTGTTCGTCGAGAGTCGTTAACTGGATGAAAGGCACGTCCACTTTCACACCCTGCCAACCGTTAAATCGGATAATGATGCGATGAACGGTAAAGAGCAGGTCGTGATACGGTTTCTGCAAGGCTTGGGCTATGGTATAGAGTTCTCGCTTGTCGGAGCCGGAGTTATTCGTCTGGGCTTTGCCCGGAACGGAGCCGACAAGATTTGAGTGTACGCGCATAGTAAAGCATATCATATTGATAGCCTCCTGTATGTCGGTTTCCCAGTCGCCCCCCTCCTTGCTGTCGTCAATCTTGCTGATTACGACGTCGTGCTGTTCCTTACCGTCAGGGGTAACGTAGAACGTGGAGAACCACGCCTTGCCGCTGTTCTCCGCCCCGGTAAGGAAGTCAAGGATTGTCTGCTTCTCGCGGACGATGCGCTCCTGTTGTTTACGGCGGTCGGTAATGCCCTCGGCACGAAAGATTGACTCCCAATATTTCGCTCCGACCTCGATGTGATATTTTATCGGAGCGGAGTTTTTCAACTTCGCTTCCTTAGCAATCCCGATAAGCTGCTTAATGTTGTACCACTTCCCCCGGAACAATGCGCCATAATAAGGAATGGGATAATAAGTGCTATCGACAGTCGGGATGCGCGACACGATAGCGAACTTTCGGGCCTTTGAGCCTTTGGCGAGTTTGTCTTGCAGATCTCGCCAAGGCGCAGAAGGGTCAAGCAGTTCAATTTCCTCAATATCGGCACGTGCTGATATTGATTTACGCCAGTTAGCGTAAAGGATTTTGGAAATAGAACCTGACTTGTCAGCGGGTGTGAAGCGACAATAACATGCTTCCTTTCTTAACAGGCGCACAATCTTTGTGCCGTCCTCATTGAGAATAAGCACTGATACGGCGAAGCCAAAGTGCTTGAAGTCCTGACAAATGCCGAGAAAGTAAGCGGCGATATCATTATCGAGAGTGAAGTCCTCGACGGCATTCTTGACCGAAGCGGAGGCGACGCAGGTATCATACTGCAAGCCGGAGCCATAGCAGACTTCGGCGTTGAAACATTGGCAGGTGGCTAATGTTTCGTCTTTCTCGACGAGCGCGAGCAGGTCGAAAGGCATTTGATTGTCGCCGCCCCAAGGAATGTAAGAAAGCGTATCATCTACGATTGTCGGCACAATATCCACGTCCTCCTTGAAAACGGAAGCGGAGTTTACCGTAAACGCAGCGCGAGCCTCGAAGCCGGGCAGGTTTTCAACGGAGTTAAAATTAAGAAAGTCCAGTAACTTGCTGATTTTTCAGCGAAGTTATGGACTCCTATATGATTGCGAAAAGACAGCGGATAAGACAGCTATTTTGATAAGTCGCGTATTTTATTATCAATTATTTTAAAGCATAATTGCTTTATGTCATCATCATCTCCAAACTGAAAATGAGTATAAAAATCATCGTGGGGCATATCTGAACTTGCAATAATATCTTTTACTGCAATCCAATAGTCTATCCTATTATTGTATTGGCTTTTGTTGACCCAATTTTTAGCACATTCAATCTGTACGTTAGCACGTTTAATACTGTCTTTACTCTCACTTTTCTTTTTAGCGGATTGACTTAAGTCTAACCCTACTGTACTAAGAATGTCGCTCTTTTGTCTTGTATTAGAGGAACTCCATACAAGAGGAAAAATAATGATTACACCAAGGGCTATAAAAAACAAAATTTCCATAATTGCAAAGTTACTCATTTTCGGCGACATATCAAAGGAATACTTCAAGGTCGTTGATGCGGAAGATGCAGCAGTCGCGGACTCGGCGGCACTCGCCTGAGGAAAGCAACTTGACGTTGCGCCAACCTCCGTAAAAGGAATAGCGCAGCGATATGACGTTATGCAGGTCGAGTATAGAGCCGTCGGATTTCCAGACGGAAATATCGACAGGATCGCCGGAGTTGAGCATTGAGCGAGCGGTGGATATGTGTATCGAGCGAGCCATCAGGAAAACACAGGGTTAAATTTGTCATTGAATATACCGGGAGTCTGCGGAGTATGGACTTTGAGGGTGTTTTCGGCATACCTCCAAGTGAATTTTATTTTGTTAGGTTTCTCGTCAGTGTCAGACAATTCCGATGTAAGCTCGGAAATGAGTATAGGAATGAGTGCATCAAAATCGGTTTCGTAGATAGAGTTATATTCTCCGAAAGGCACTCGAACCGAGGGCGAAGTCAGCATTTGCTCGACCTGCAAGCACTCGTCGGAGGTTAGCTGTGCGCTCTCGACTTCATAAGTCTTTGAAGTCTGAATATCGTAGAATTGCGAGGACTTACCGAGCGAAGCGATAGAGCGGTCAGCTTTGACCTTTTCGGTGGTAATGCGCGAAAGAGATAAGTGTTCGGGCACCCCGAAACAGTTAAGGTAGTAGAAAGGCTCGATGTCGGCGAGAGCCGGGTCTATTAAGAAAGTAGCGGAGCGGTTGCCGCAACGCACGGTAACGGATTGGAGAGTCAGCGAGTCAATCTTCTTGGCTGCCGCCACTTTATCGCATATATCGTCGAGTCTTACATATTCGGTCAGTATGCCGTTGATATGGGCGATAAGACCATTGCCGGAATGAGCATACTGGTATGTGTCGCGCTGCCCTTTGTCGTTGATAAAGGTGCAGAACACGCGAAACATAATACCCTCCTTTTCAGTGGCGTACCACGAAACATTTAAGAAGCTGTGAGGTGCGAGCCGACGTATGGGTGTGAGCGTAAGGAAATTTTCTTTGAGCCATACTTCAGGAAAAGATATGTCGAGCGACCTGTCACAATACAGCACTGAAAATTGCAGCGAGGTGTAATCGGTCTTGATGTCGCCGAAGTATGCCTCAATGGAAAACTCACTGAGGTTTAAGTCGGTATTCCCGGCAAGGTAACTTTCAATCAGTGAGCTAATATCTGAGATTGATACAAAGCCATTGAGGGCATAATATCTGCCCTCCAACAACGTAGAGCCATAACAGGCAAGCCTGAAATCTACAAAGTCGTGGTCGGTAAAGATTGAAATATCGGGCAGGTTGCTCGATAGATTGACATCCGAAGTATAAAAGCCTATTCGTATCATACTGCGAAAGTAGTATGATGTAGAAAAGGAGTAAAAGACACGGCAAAAGCGGTCAGTCCTGAGGGGCAACCGCTCGACGGATAGCGTTATTGGAGTCTATTGCTCCAATAACGGCATGAGGGCGTTGCCTTGCAACGACTCGCGGCGTTGAGCCTCGGCGAGAAGTGCGCGTGAGCGGAAGTGCGCCCCCGCGTGTACTTCCGCGTCAGTGATAACGATGTGATAGCGTTCCTCGACGCATCGGATAATCTGATGTATGCGGCAGTAGTAGCTCCAGAGGTCGGTCAGTTCTTCATCGGTAAAGAGGAAGGAGTAAGGCATTTCGTACTGTTTCATTGTTTCGGGAATTAGAGGGTTTGTATTGAGTTGTTTTTGTCTATCTGACAGATGCGGAGCGTGTATGTGTGGGAGTATTTGCCGAGTTCCACTCTATCGAAGTCCTCGCCGTCGCGCCAGCAGTAGAATAATGCGAGCCGCATTGCCTCGATGTCGTTGTCGGCGTAGAAGGTCCAATGACCTTGCTTTGTGTAACAGATATATTCTTTCATAGTCGTTCTGTTTAATCGGTTAGACTTTGAGGGAGAGAAAGTGAAGGAGGCTTATGCCTCCTTCGCTGCCTCGAACTGGAGACGTTCAAAGATGTTTTGGGATATAGTCGCTCCGTAGCGTGCTTTGAGCAGGTGCATATATCGTATTGCGCTCTTGGCGGTCTTGCATCCGCAGCCCACGTTATCCTGAGGAGCCACGCCTTTGAAATAGACGTACCAACGGTTGAACTTGCGCTGAGCCACGATGAGCTTGGGAGTGATGGGAGCCGGAGTAGTCTCGACGGCGGGAGCAGCGGTTTTAGCGACTTTGTTTTCTGCAGATTTTTTAGTTCTCTTTGCCATAATATTGAAGTTTAGGGGTTAATGATGTGAGCCGAGGCTCTTAATTTTTACGTTGCAATCACTGGAGAGCTGAGAAAGTGAGGAACAAGCAAAAATTTCAAGTAAATTTTTAAGGCTTCGAGCCAGTAAATACTACCTGTAAGGTGGAGATTTATAAAAATTATGCAGTAAATCCCGGAGGGTGTTATTTTGCGATGAACGGTCAGCCCTACATTTGCGACAGGAAAAATAAGCCGCGACTCACTCCCCCCGATACGGAAAAGGCAAAAGAGAACTAACCGCAGGTAACATAGCAAAACCGCCCTGCCGGAGAGCACGGCTACTGACACTCCGCACTCGTCGGGGCAGCAGGTTCAACGCGGTACGTTTCAAGGGTGTAGCAAGGATAACGCGCTGTGGATGCCGCCGAGAGTGGCAATATATGCCCCTGCGCTCGCTACGGCAAGCGACTCCCGGAACATCGGAGAATGTCGTAGGTCGTGGCAAGCGAGGGCATTGCCTGAGCGGTCTCCCCGGAAGTCTGACCGAAGAACGACTATGAACACCGCTGTCAGACACAACGCGAAGTGATTGGCGAAGCCGACGGATAGATGAACTGCGGCTCTCCTTATAATACTGGTGCGACAGCGAGGGCAAGAGTGGAACTCGGCAACCACACGACCCTCCGCATGGATAGACAATACTCAATACGATCCCTCCCGAACCAAAAGTGCGAAATGCTCTCGTTCCTCAGATGAAGAACTGACCTGTGGGGCGTTGAGCGGTCAACTCGGATGTCGCGCGAGCGAACCTGCCCGCAACACGGAAGATGTGGAGGGAATGACCGCGCCCCTCGGCATAGAGCCGGAGGTGGAATGCCGATATACAAATGATAGCGTAGGCGTGGCGATAAACGAGCAAAGAGAAAGGCTGCCCCGGCGGACAGCCGACCCTTTGGAGGAGGAAGGTTTAGAAACCTGCGAAGCAGCCCTGAACCATTGTGTAATCGACGTCCTCGAACTGGGAGGCTGCGATTTCCTGTGCCTCGTCTGAGCTGCGGGCTTCGACTTCAACCGTGAAGCTGTCGCCGTCGAATGTAATTACTTCCACCGAGAAGTATTTGAGTTTGCGATTGTTGTTGAGAGAGCTGCTGAAGATGTTGCTAACGTATGTCATGATTTTGAAGTTTTAGGAGGTTTTTAACTGTGCGCCGGGGCGCGTTTGATTTTTACACCGCAGAATAAGCGGCTGACCAATCAGTACCTCTCGGGTACGTTAGCCGACAAGGGTTTGATGAAAAGGCGCAAGCCCTCGAATACTCTTTTTCATAGGCACGACGGAAAAAGGAAGATTTTTTAATCAAATTCACCTGCCCTTGACGAGCGTAGATGAAGACGCTAACTTCGCGAGTGTGAAATATCATCTGCGCTTCGGTGCGTATAATCAGTTAATTCCTCCTACAAACGTCTCGTCAAAATATGACCTATACGTTACATCTTCGGAAGTTTTCTCAACGCAAACACAAATACGGAGCGGAAAGGTGGACGTAATCAAGACGACAGCGGAACTCCAATCGAAACCGTGAAGCCCGACTCAGACGAGACACAGAACGAAAACGCCCTCTCAGTGAGAAAGCGATGCAACAAATGGTCAGGGTCTTTGAGTTTCAGAACCTCTCCTGCAAAGGTATGATAAACGGTAAAAGTCCTTATACAAGCGAGTGTTCGCCACTCCGAAGCGACAGTCCGAATATAACAAGCCCCCTCGGCGGTGGTGTCCGAGAGGGCTTGTATGTAAGAAGGATGAATTGATTATCGGGAGATGTAAATTTTGTGTCCGCCGATAATGTAGAAGCCTGGCGTTAGAGCTTTAACATCTTCAAGGGTTGCATCGCGCTTGATGCACACGCCTTGCAAAGTATAGATGTCGGCAGTTTCTGACTCGTCGGCAAATATTTCATTTATGCCGGTGGTGAAGTCGGTAACTGTTACTTGACTATCCGCCTTGTAATCTCCTGAGGTTGCTGTAATGGTTGCGGTGCCGGCACTTACAGCGTACACTTTGCCATTTTCATCAACCGTGGCAACGGCTGGGTCGCTTGACGACCATACAACGTCGGAGGCAGTTTTGCCGGGAGGCACAACGACATCAGCCGTGAGTTGGTCTGATTCGTTGGTACGCATCGACATCTCGGATTTGTCAAGGTGAACACCGACCCAAACAGTGTTTGTGAACATCTTCCATGGGTCCACTGACTCATATTCCTCTTGCGCTGATTTCAGAGCGTAAAGAGTAGGAGTAGCGTAATCGGCGAAGTCGTTAGATGAACCCGAAACAGGCTCGTCAGAGAGATAGACTATGGTTTTCAGATTTGAGTCATCGCCAAATGCCATCCACCCGAGCGAGGTAAGACCTTCGGGCAATTCGATACTCTCAAGATTGGGACAGCGGAAGAAAGCGAATGAGCCGATTGAAGTTACTGTTTCGGGAATAACGAGAGTGGAGATGCCCGTTTCTTCAAAAGCGCTCTGTGGAAGCGAGGTTATCTTTGAGCCTTCGGCAAAAGTTACCGATTTGAGGTTGCTGCAATTCTTGAAAAGCTCATAACCGAGGGTTTCAACACTTGCAGGTATTACAATGCTTTCAACGCTCGTAAGCCCGCGAAGCCCGGAGCCGCCAATGACGGTAAGGGTTTTAGGAAGCTCAACGGAAGTAACTCCGCCACCGCCGAGGCTATATTCGCCGATTTCGGTAACAGTGTATTCAGTATTTAAGTATTCAACATTTGAAGGAATTATCAAAGAGCCTGAAAGGTTCGGGTTGCCATAGGCGTTATATTCGCCTGGCTTGGTCATTACGGTACCATTTTCATCTCCTTCAGGCAAAGTCAAAATCACGTATGCCACACCGTTGTAAGTGAACTCATCGCCCGGTACGGCTTCTTTGATTGCAAAGACGCTTTCGCCCGCAGGAGCCTTACTTGTGTAGGTGCCGTTGGTAGACACGACTTCACCGTTAAGCAGGATTTGGCATGGTTGATTTGCAACATGGCGCACGGTAAACTCGTCGCCCTCATAAAGATGGATGCGGCTTGCTGCATCTGTAGAGGCTGCGCGATTTACTTTGCTCCTTACAGCAGCGGGAGAAGATTTCGTGATAACGAGATTTTCACCTGCCACGATGCGTGAGTGGGAGTATTCATTCTCAGGGTCGTACACGGGAATGGGAGAACCTGCAGGTGTGTACCAGTGACTGATGCCACAATTTGCGAGCAGATTTGCAACTTCACCGTCGGCAAACTGTGCCGCAGTCTTGGTAAAATAATTGCCACGTTCCTCCTCGGTTGTCGACAACACATATACGTTCTCCACTGTTTGGCCAAGCAAGGTCTCAGTCCCGGGGTCAAAAGTGGATATACAGTTTTGGATAATAGCTGTACTATTCGATGCAAATGGTTCTCCAGCAACGGTCACTCCGTCTTTGTTTGTCATATTTACAGTTCCAGTAAATACACAATCTTGAATTGTCGTTGCAGATCCATATCCAGATGCTGTGTTGTCATAAGAAGATGAAGTGGATGTTGAAGTGATATAAACATCATTCACACAATTATAGAACGATGAACCGTTTCCATATCCAAAAGCACTAACCCTATTATTGATTGATGAAATAGTTCCTTCTATTTTACAGTTAATAAAAGTAGTTCGTGTGGGCATTAGAGTTAACATGCCTTGATGGTTTTCGAGAACTCCTGATACTGTAATATCAGAAAATGTAGCTCCACGAGCAAAATAGATTAGAGGCTGATTATTGGTGAGTATAATATGTCCTCCGCTCATTGTTCCCGAAAAAAGGTAGGCCATATCCGGTCCTATTGTCTCAAAATCTTCGCTGGTTTCTATAGTACCTTTAACCTTGTAATTTTTAGTTTTGTAAGTACCGGTACCTTCATAGTTGACTAACCGGGATAATGCGGTGAGTTCTTCGCTGCTTGTGATATGGAATACCCCATTTTCATCTTCTGTTGGCATTTGATGTACAGCTACACCATAGATGTAGGTAGCCCATGGAAAATCGTAAACACTGTTTTTGCCATCCAAGCAGATAAGTTTAACATTATGTTCGCCGGCAGGTATGATAATTCGTTTATTTTTCCATTTGGTTCCAATTGGACTAGATTGATAATCGGGTGCCGATGATTCATACGGTATAGGCTCACCGTTATCAATCTGAACGCTCATATAACCTTTGAATTTAAATGACAAGACTGATTGCTTTTGAGTTTTTACTTTCACAGTAAAGCCCTTCCCAATATCCATCTTACTCATAAGGAGGCTATTATCTCCAATGGTTGCGACTGCTCCATTATTGGTTAAATCAATCTTTTCTCTGGAAGCTTTACGGATTATGGTCTTGGAAGGAATCCAAGTTACGGCATAAATTACACTGTAACCATTGTCCACAAACTCCTTTATAGAATTAAAGGATTGACCGTGGACTTGAACCATGTCGTCAACTATAGTAGCCGGTTCGGTATAAAAACCAAAAATTTCTGAGCCGTCAGTGTTGTTATTTTTATACTCCGGGAGTTTATTATTATCCAAAGACATTAAGACATAATCACGTCCTCCGTCGCCGCTGAAAATCGGAATAATGTCAGTGGTCGGATTCCATGTTACGGCATAAATCTTAGTGCAACCTTTGCGTACAAATTCGGCAATGGAATTATAGGTGTCACCATTTACTTTCAGACGTCCATTCTCAAATGTCACGGGTTGAGTGTAGAATCCTAAAATTTCGGTGCCATCGGTGTTATTGTTGGTGTAAACCGGAAGGGCATTAGCAGTCATTGTTTCCAAAACATAGTTACGACCACCATTGCCGGAAAACTCAACTTCAAAAGGTTCCCATCTTAGGTTCTTAATGGCAACGTCATCACCGGTGCATCTCCCTCTAAAAGTATTGCCCGTAATCGGCGCAATTCTTTCTTGCCATAATTCATCAGTAACTGTAGGATAGATTTCAAAATCATCTACCCACATGTGATTGTTATTATTGGCATTCCAATCCATACACGCGTCAAACCTCAAAATGTTTACTCGATTTTTATCAATCATTTCATCATTGATTCTGCCTGTGAAGAATTGCTGTCCGGAACGAATACTGCCCCAGGTGCCATCAGTACGATAGCCCCAACCTCGGCTTGCGTCAACTGTCAAGTCAAATACAGGTTGATGGATTGGATCATTATCGTTAAAGTCTGACTGATAATAACCCATATATCCGAAACTACCATCCTTAACCTGAGAAACGTATAGGGTGGAGTGAGGAAGATACTGGCGGTAGTGCCTTACTTCATCATCAGGAAGCCATGACAGCTTGTGTGTACCAACGGTGTAAGTTCCGTTGTCGGAATAGTTCTTGATTGGGATTTCCAAAACATCAGCAGGATTAGTGGGTACATAATCGCGTTGGTCGATTTTGACATAATCCTGACGGTTCATTTCGAGGCTACCTCCCTCCACGATTACCGTGTAAGGATTTTCCAGACCTGGCAGGGCGGTGCCTATCTCGTTGATGTAATAAGGCTGGTAAGGTTCGGTGTAAGTAACCGAGCCAATTTTTGTGTATTGCTGAGGCTGATGTCCTCCATTGGCTTTGGAGATAACCTTGCCGCGTATAATTATTTGTCCACATTCCGAGTCAAACATCACACCACCACCTGGTAAACCGGCATTTTTTACGTCAGAGCCGCTAACAGGCTCGCCGCCATTGCCCCCGTCGAGGAATGTTCCGGGGCGTACTCCTGATTGCATGGTTGAGCCTGTCTGCCCCTTAGCGTGACCGAAACCTGAGAAATTTTTTTGTCCCCAGTAGCCGTTGCGTCCTGTATATTGGTTATCGACTTTGGTGTAAGCACCCGGACCTTTTTCGGTCGGGCCTACTTGACAAATTATTTCATGATCCATACCCCAGCCAAACTTTGCGTAGCCGCCTGAAGTGCCGAACTGACCATTAAAGCCGTAGCCGGTGCCTCCGCCTCCGGCATTACCGCCGTCGCCAGCTGCGGTTGCTTCCTTGGTCTGCCAGGAGGGGTACGAACCAAAGCCACCTGCGCCTCCACCGGAGCCGCCGCCGCCAATGCCGGCTGCGGGATAGCCGCCGCCACCACCGCCTTGTCCGCCGGGCGAGCCCCATGCAGAGTTGGAGAATCCCCAGGAGCTACCACTTGTGTGCGCCAAGTCGGTGTAAAGTTCCATATCAACATAAGCTGCTTCATAATTCATACCGGCAGGTACATAGCCATAGGTAATAGGGGCGTTTTCCTGAGCAACGATATTGAAATTGTAGACGGTTGCTCCATTTTCATCATGAGCCACGCCGGTTCCACAACCTCCAATTGCTGTGAGGTTAACACCTCGGTCAATGGTGATATTGCCGCAAGCGTCGCTCGCAAGTCCATAATGACCGTTAGACATATTACCCGTCGGCTCCATAAAAGATATAGCAGTACCGCCGTTGCCACCATTGCCACCAATTCCGGCACCTGCACCACCTGCGCCATTGTTGTAGCGTTCCCATTTGCCATTATTGACTATGACGTTAGGTTGGCCGGCATTACCACCGGTGGCGATAACCGTACATTCGCCATTATTCAGACCGGGCATGATGCGCAACGAAGCACCCTTGGGTACATGGATGCCGGCACCTGCGCCGATATAACCTTTGGCATCGCCCCCCTTGACTTTAAGGGTGCCCGAAACGGCTAAAACTACGTTGCCCTGGATTTCAATAGCAGCACCTTCTCCTGCGGGCATTTCAATAGTGCTCTCCATTATCTCATAATAATGGTAATGGTTCTTCACGCCAAGGGTTTGTTTGATAGGGTCATTGACCATATATAAGCTGTGCTTGATATAAGTGACACCGTCAATGACTATATATTCATCGGCTAAAGCGAAGAACGGAATGAAAGCCATGAGCAGTAGCCACAGCCTTCGGAATGTTTGAAAAGAGATGTTCATGAGTTGGTCTATTGAATTTATGAATTATCTTTTGTTGTCGCGGCTCTCTGACGATTTGTTACTAAAGGAAAAAGCGTGAGAACCTTACTTATTGCTCTTTTTGCTATCAAGGCTCTCGCATTGCCCGTTAGAGAAAAAAGAGCAACGACGAAGCCTCACGCTGTATGATATGACAAAAGAGGTCACCAATTTTGGCAATCTCCAAAAACATCATACAAAGGCATCTACCGCTGCTATTTTCTTGTCTCTAACATTGAATTTGCGAGATTCTGATAGGCAAGAAAAAGCGAAAGTAAACGCTATTTCGATTATTTGGGTGCAAAGTTACGAAATTTTTACTGTTTTTCCAATATGCAGTACATAAAAATCGTTAAACTATTCCGCTCATAGAGAGCGAAAAAGAGTCTCGATACGGAAATTTTTCCGCTCCGATGTAGAGGGTATCGAAAGCATCGGAGCCGTCGGTGCGGTGTTCGAGCAGGTCTTCTTCGGACTCTGCGAGTTTTTCGCCTGACTTGTCTTTGTGGAAGCCGTTGCGCCCTCGGCTGACACCGGCTGACTGGATGGCGAGAATCAAGTCCTCGTTGTTGGAGCGGTTGAAGAACGGCACAAGGCGCTGCTTACCTGCGAAAGCCTGATTGATAAGCAGGTACTTTTCATCGTGCGGCATGGGGTTGCCGAGGTAGACAGCCTCGACTCTCCAACCGTGCCGCTCGAACTCGTGAACTACCCACCAACGGAAGTCCTGATCGTTGACCGCATAGTTTGAACTGAGTGCGGTAGCGTCGAAGTAGAACACGACGGTCTTGTTGCGGTGTCCTGAATAGTAGCGGCAAAAATCGTCAATGAGCGCAGGTATTTTGCGCTCGAACTTGACGTAAAAAGATTTGATGATATTAAGGCGACGGTCGCGCGGCTGACCGGCTACAATCCAGTTGATGTTCGCGTTATAATCCATGCCTATGCAGATAGGCGCGTCCGGGTCAACGTCTGCGTCCGCTCTTGCGTCGAGAGTGGCGAAGTCATAATCATAGCCGAGAGTGTCGAGGTATTGATTATCGTTGGCGTCGTACTTATGCCCCTCACGCATTGAGGAATAGAAACCGTCTTTGGCAATTCCGATGCGTTGGCAGAGGATAGAGGTTTGGAAAGTGAGGGGCGTAAGGTCGCGCTTCATCTGCTTAATGTAATTCTCTCCGAGAAGCTGCAAGTTCTCAATCGAGGAATACTCGCGATAATATACGGCGACTGACCGCATCTTGTTAAGGTTGCGGTCGAGCCGACGGAGATAACCTTTGAGGTGGTCGGGCACCGGCTCTCCTTTGGCGTTCAAGGCGCGGATGCGTTCTTTGGTGCGCCATATCTCATAAACCGTTGCCTCAATAGTCTGGATAAGCTCCACGTCCATTTTGTCGCGGTAGTGGAGAAACCACGAGCCTTTCTGCGTCTGCGGCATATCGCTCAATATCATAATTGAGTGATTGAAGGAGTGCTTGCCGAAGTGCGACTTTATGCCGCCGTTGGCGGGGAGTGTTTCATCTTTGAGTTTGGCGTAGTCAATAAACTTGGCTTCGTCCACAAGGAGCCACGAGAGAGTCAGGGAGTTTGACGAGCCGGGGCGGTCCTGAGAGATAATGACCGCGACGGAGCCGTTGTAGAAAGTTATGACGTGTTCATAATCTTTCGGGTCGATGATGGGTTGCTTGAAAGTCTTTGGCGGTTTCTTACCGACAACGTAATGTATGCCCTCGATGAAGCCCCAGCGTTTCCACGCTGCGAGCAAACCCGGAATGGTGTTTGTGAGTCCGTGTTTGAATGTCGGCACGACGATACCGCCAGTCGAGCCGGGCATACGCTGCATATTGCGAAGCACGAAAGGCGCGGCGATAGAGTCCGTCTTGCCTGTTCTTCGTCCGGCGACAATAACAGTGGTATTGGCACCGATAAGCTGCGTAAGGCGTTGGGGCTTGTTAAAGTAAACTTTCTTCGCCATTGTCGGTGTCTTGTTTCGGGTCAGGGAAAAGAGTATCAAATTCAAGATCGTATTCCTCAAACTCGACGTCCTCGATGTCGATTGTCTCACGACGGTACTTCTCAATCATCGCCGAGATTTTCTCGTTGATGTTCGGTATCGGCTCGATGCCGAGAACGCGCGGGTCATCGGTAGCCGTGAACGGTTGCACGAGGATTTGGTCGAGCGGTATAGCCTGTTCATCTTCGAGGTCAACGCGGTTTAGCTTGCCGTAAGCGGTAGCGGCGCGTTCCATAGTCTTGCTGTCCTTGCGCTTCTCCGCCATTTTATAAGTGGCGATAAGCATTTCGTTGGTGCGCCACCGGTGGAAGTCGCGTGATGCGCTTCCGAGCATAGGAAGCAACGACTTGACAACGGCAAGGTCGGAATAAGCCGTCGTGCGGTGTATGCCGTGCCGTTGGCAGACCTCGGCAACAAATTCGCGGTCGGTGCCGTCAGGATTTGCGATGAACCAGTTATACATTTCACGCACACGAAGCACCTTATCCACAAGTGCTTGTGGATAACGCTCGCGTAACTCTACCTCTTTGGTAAAGAGTTCGGCGCGGCAAACTTCTATGGCGTTGGGATAACTCATTACTCGTCGTCTTCCATATCAAGTAAATTTCGGTGGGCGTTCTCGATAGCGAGTGGAGAGCCTACCTGAGCCAACATCATTTCCTGAGAATGAAGTTTGACCTTAGAGGCGGCTTTGCCGCGTCGGTAGGCTTTCGACACATGAGTTGAGCGGTCGGCAATATCAGAGCGCAGCACATCAGCCGGAATATCGAGAATAACCGCCATATCGGATATTTTGAGGTAGATGCTCGAAAACTTTTCAATCTGCTGCAAGTCGTTGTCTGAATAGGTCATGTAAGGGAACGGAGTGATTTGTGATTAAATCGTTGACCTGCTCGTGGAGCCGGTCGAAGATAGTGGGGTCGGTAGAGATAAAGGCAGACTCGTGGCGGTTGCCGCGAGTAAGGTTCTGCGAAGTAATGACGCTGACCGTATCGCCTTTTTCGGAGCATACCAACAAAATCTTGCTGTGATTATCGGCAAGAAATGTGCGCTCGATAACTTGGGTGATGAACGCCCAAAGTTTGAGCGTTTTGTTGGTTGCTTTATGGTCGAGTACAAGATTGATGCGCGACACGCGCTTATCCTTTGTGATGAAGAATAAGCGGCGCAAAAATTCCTCGGAAATGGAGAAAGAAGTCTGCCATACCTCGGCAACTCCGACTTGGCTTAAAATCCATTCGAGAATGTCTGCAACCTGCACGGCATTTGAAAGGTAAGCCTGAAAGGGCGTCTCTTTCAACGGTCGGAGGATTTGGTCGATGTCGGCAGTGCGCTTCATTTTGCAGACTTCTTACGCCCGGCTTTGGGGTTCTTGGCGGAGCCAAGCGATTTCATCGATGAGGCATTAAGGGGGTCGGAAGCAACGTAGTGGTCGTAAGCCTCCCAGTTGGCGTGTAACTTCTTGTCGAGAGCGATTAACTCCTTCAGGAAGGGGTAACGCTCGGAGTCCGGGCAGGTAGCATTTTCAAGCGATAGCGAGCGGAGCCGCAGGTGCAGCTCGCGCATACGTTGAAGGAGCGAAAGATTTTCAACGTATTTCGCCTTGATTTCATCAGGGAGAGTATCGTGGTCGGCACGTTTACCCTTAGCAGGGTTCTCGTCGGCGGTGGCGGCGAGAGGAATATGCTCAGCCACGATTTGCTCCACCTCTTTATCCATTTGCAGCACCTGTTCGTGGGTCAGTGCTTGGAGTCGGAAGTTAAGGTGCTTTTGAAGCTGATACTCCACGAAGTCGTGGCGGCGGTCAATCTGCGAGATTATGTTACGGTACATAATCTGATTGCCCGACAGTTTCAAAAGGTAAAGAGCGCCAACGATGTAGTCGCGCTCGGCTTCCGGCGTATCGAGCCATTGCTTTATCTGTTCAGTGAATTTGTGGTCCATTAAAGTTTGTTGTTTATACCTGTGAAGAATACGAGGTTATAGCCGAGAGGTTGGAGCAGGTTGCGCATTGAAATCATCGTTGCACCGGTGGTAACAAAATCGTCAAATACGATGATGTTACGCTCTTTCGGTGGCTCCGCTCCGAGAGTGAACACCGCGCCTACACGATGTTTCGAGTGGCACTCGGCGAGATCTTCGTAGAAGTTTAAGCCTAAGAGTGCTGCGAGCCGGGCAGAAATGAGCGAAGCGAAGTTATGCTCCTTATGTCGTCGTTTTGGTGAGGTAACGATGCACCAGTCGCCGGTGGCGAGCGAATGTCCGAGAATTTGCCTGATAAGGGTATGCATCCCCTCGGCAAACTTTTCAATCATATCAGGGTCGCTCTTAATGTCGGTAAGAGTCCGGCCATAGAGCGACTTTTTCCAAAGGGAGATAATGCCGAAAGCGGGATTACGGTAGGAAATTCGCACCTTGTTAGAGGCGAAGTCGCAACGGGCTTCCGCCTGTTGCACATCTTTCCACGCCGCGCGTTTTTTCTCAGCGAAAAGGTCATTGCTTTCGTTACGGGAAAAGGAAGAAGTGTCGAGGTCGGGAACTTCGAGCGAAGGCACTTCAATCTCGCTTAAGATTTCGTCCAACGCAATAGCTCCCTCCCTGACACCTCTCCGTATCATAGCGAAAGTGGATTAGGCTGCTTTCTTGCAGTCGATGTCGCCGTCCTCGGTTTCGAGCGTACCGATATAGAAGGGCGCGGGCACTTCGTCGGTAGCCTCCACGTTGATAGTGGTAGAGGTGGTGCCGGTGGCACCTTGTCCGAGGTCCTGTGCGACAGTCGCTTTCGTGCTCCACTTGTCGTTACCGAGAACGCGGAAGTTACCTTTCATATCCTCGATTACAAAAACATTGTCGGTGTTGTTGATATAGGCGGCAGCGGCGGAAGCCTCCGCACCCACGCCCGGATGCACGGCAACGAGTTTGTTAAGCTGCGTCTGCGAGGGCAGTTCGCCCTGAGCCTCCGAAGTAAGCTGCGACTTGTCGGGCAGAATGTCGATATATCGCCACTTGGCGTCAGCGGCGAGAGTGAAAGAGCCGTCGAGTATAGCGGAAGTGGGTCTGCCGAGTTCATCGCGCGGCAGCTGAGGGAAGCCGAGAATCAGGCTCTTGGCGAGGTAGTAGATACGACGTTTCACGCCCGGCAGCTCAGGGGTGCCTTGACACCACCCGAGCGACTTTTGAATAGAGGTACATTTAGTAGCCATAGAGCGAAAGGATTAGACGGTTAATTCAATGGTTTTGAAACGGCGTTTGTCGATGGTTTCAAACTGCACACCGAAGAACATAGTGGCGATGTAGGAAAGGATGAAAGGCGCATACTCCTTTACCATTACGTTTTCCACGTCGCCCATCTGATCGTAACCGACAAGCATATTGGACTTGGTGGTAACGTGCATAAACTTCGACCCTGCCTTGTTGTAGAGGGGGCAGAACTTCAACTTGCCGTTTGAGCCTTCAACGGCACCCTGAGCGTACTGGGTGTTGTAAGGTATGCCGCCGTGAGTTAGCAGATAGCCCTCGTTATACTTATCGACGAAGTCCTGAGAGCAGTAGAGGTAGAGGTCTTGGGAGCGCAAGCGTGGGTCGAGGGAGAACAGGATTGACTTGGCGATGTCAACGGCATTAGCCGCAGTGATTTCGGTGTCAATCTTCATATAGTTGCCTTCCTCGGCAGCGATAGCACCGGCGGCGATTTCCTTTTCAGTGATTGTGTCGAAGCCGTCGAAAAGGTCGGCGGTTGTATCACCGGCGGCATTGCGCTTGCCGTTCCACACAGCATCGTTCAGATGCTCGGAGAGGTTCTTTGCAATCTTGGCGAGGACGTGGCGAGCCGTTGGGGTAGTCATCTGACCGTCGCCTTTGGTTGCGCCCGTGCCGAGCAGCGTAGAGATAGCCGAGTTAGGTTCAAAGTTTGCGACAACAGAGCCAAAGTAGGTTTCGAGGTCTCGGAACTCGATACCGAGGTTGTAGTCCACAGCACGCTGGGGATTGTAGGGAGCAAACTGCGCGTCGCCGGTAAGGTTTCCGACGCGCTCCTTGTAGCGAATACCGGGTCGCCCTGTCATATACTGGAGGGTATCGCCGATACCGATAATGGGGAGCATAAGGAGGTCAGAGCGGTATTTTACCGCAGCCTCCTGATACTCTTTAAGTGAGAATTGAAATTTACCTGCCATTGGAAATGTGATTAAAGGTTAGCGAAAGTTGGCGAGGTTCACACCTCGTTAAAAAGCTGTCGGGCAGAGTTGTAAGTATCGACGAAAGCCTCGACCTCGTTCTTGGGTTCGTTGTCGCCGGGCTTTGCGTCCTCGACAACGGCAGTGGTTGAAGCGGCAGGTTTAGCCGCGAGTTTGGCTTGCAGTTCAGCGATAGTGGTGTCTTTGGAAGCAATCGCCTCGTCTTTCTCTTTGAGGGCGTTGTCAATCTTGGCAAGCTGCTCGTCGGAAAGCGAAGCCGAGTTGTCAGTCAGAGCGATAGCGGACATACCGAGAACTGCACATAGGAATGTGTAAGTCTTGTTCATTGCGGATGATATTGGATTGGGATTTGAGCGGAACAGAGAAGCAATAGCCGTGAGGAACTTGCCGAATCGCCCCTCGCGGTCGGTGTCGGCAATCGGAATGTTAGGAATAGGCATACCCTCGGAAGCCATAGCGGAAGCGAGTGCATCGGTCAGTTTTGGGGCGGGTTCGTCGGCAAGGTCGGTAATTTCATCGACGAAGCCCCAGTCGAGGGCTTCCTGAGCCGATAGCCATCCGCCCACTTTCATAAGCGCGAGCAGATCTTCCGGCTTACGCTTGCATCTCGTAGCGTAAAGTCGGGCGCAATTAAGGTCGAGCTTGTCGAGGTCAGCTTTGATTTTTTCGCAATCGGCAATGAGAGTGTCGAATTGAGCCGAGTTAAGACAGCCCCACTCGAAGAAAGCCATCGAACACTGATGTACGAGGTACATAGCCCCAGCGTCAATGGAAATGTGAGCCGCACCAAGAGAAGCGATGGTTGCGGCGGAAGCGTTGAGACCAACGAAATGCACATTTACCTTGCCGTGATTTTTGAAGGCGGCAGAGATAGACAAGCCGGTGGCGAGGGAGCCGCCGAGGGAGTCGATAAGCACATTGACTTCCTTATCCTCGTTTTTGGCGAGGGTCTTGTCAACGGTAGAGCGGTCGAAGTCGGAACCTCCGACGTAGCCTTTGAGAGTTATGTTATAAGCTGTCTTAGCCATAGTTGCGATGGATTACACCGCAAACTTACCGCTATAAATAAGGGGTGGAAAAGACGCGAAAATTCAGGAAAAATTCGTAACTTTGCAGTTAGGTTATGAATAAGACGTTTAACATCTACTGCGACGAAAGTTGCCACATTGAGCACGACCACAAAGATTATATGTTTTTGGGGTCTATAAGTTGCGCCTACCCGCAGGTGCGACGACACACAAAACGTATTGACGAATTAAAAAAACTCCATAATTTCTATGCAGAAATTAAATGGAGCAACGTATCAAATTCAAAGATAAGGTTTTATCTTGATTTGATAGATTATTTTTTCGATACTGACTTGCGATTTAGAGCCATTGGCATTAAAAAATCGCAAATAAAATGTGATGATGCTACATCATCGTATGATGATTTTTATTATAAAATGTACTATCAGTTGCTTAATTACAAGATAGATACATTAGACCATTACAATGTATATCTTGATATTAAGGATACTTTAAGTGCTGTAAAAGTGCGGAGATTGAAAGAAATTTTGAACGTAAAATATGGAGTTTTCCGCAATGTTCAAAACATATGTTCCAATGAAAGCTTACTAATGCAACTTACGGACTTTATAATGGGAGCTATAGCCTATTATAATAACGATAAGGAACATAAAAATAAGGCAAAGGTGGCGATTATGGAGCGAATTAAAAAGCATCTAAACGGCAATACGTTGGATGCCACCAATAATTCTTTCAAACTGAACTTGTTCTTTATAAATCTACGTTGAGATATGCCATTTAATCTGACAAAAAAATACAATGAGCTGTTGGATATAATTGGTATGCCTGAAGCTCAAAGAACAGCATCATTGCGTAGAATATTCGACAGGGATATACAGAATAATGATAGGTTTTACTTCAATGGGAAACCTATTTATCCAACACCTAAAGAAAACGGACAAATAGCGATGGAAAATCTTTTTAATCATTTGACCCGCAAAGTCGTAGATAAAGAGACGCAGCATCGTGAGTTTGATATGAGCCGTTCTCGGCGGTTGCATTGGATTCGCCATCATGTAGAGCAATTACTTCCGGATAATAGATTGTGTTTTTCAGTTGCTGAACCTCGGTGTGTAAGAACCTACATATATGATGTTGACGAAAAATATGTCATAGTTTTGGAGCCATTGAGAAATGGGACAGCATATTATTTACTCACAGCATACCCACTTGAAGGTAAGGATGCGGCGAGAAATAAAATTATGAGCAAGTATAATCGCAGAAGATTACCCAACCTTATATAAAAGCAAAAAACGCAGAGCATCAAGGCTTGCGTTTTTCGATTTCCTTTCCTCAAATGAGGAATGAACTCTGGTGCAAAGTTAGTAATAATTTCGCAACCTACAAAATTATAACGAAGAAAACTACTTTTAAGTTTGTAGAGTCCAACAGCAAATGCAAAGTTAACTAACGAGATTGAAGAAACGAACTTTCGGAGAGTCAAAGTTGATTTTCTCACGAGGGCGTCGGTTCA